TTAGTTTTTCAGATTCTAATTCATTGATAGGGGATTCATCTTCCTTGAGGCAGTAATTAATCCACGCTTTCCAGTCCTTGGCCTTCTGTATATTTGGGTGGTAGGTTCTCCCTTCAAATTCAATGTCGAATGAGGTTCTACCACACATGAATCGCTTGTCGAAATATACAGCCATGTGTAAATGAAGCCCTTCAGTCTGATGCTGTTCTTGGGCGACTAGGATTCTACACGAGGGAACTTTTTCCTTGACAAGGGCCATTGCTTCGTCTCTTGGTACGGGGCATTGAGCATAGGTTAAACAAAATTTTTGAGTTCTGATAGAAAATGACATTTTAGTATAGTTAAGACAAGAATTCCACCCACATTATATACTTGTAATCACGTGAGGGGCTTAGACTATACGTGTATTAAGTTCATTCAATAAAAAAAAATTGTAACCAACGGAACCATAAAACCGGATCAAACCGGTTCGAACCAATTTAGGCTGGGGGTTAAGCGTAGCGCACCAGCCGAAATTCTAATCACCGAGCGCAGCGGTTCAAAAAACCGGCGGAAAACATCATAGTGTCGAGCCGCGCATGCGGCGAAATCTTATCGCATGTAGGCATTTGTGGCAATAATATTACTCCACAAATAGCCACCACCACTTGTGTAACCTTAGGGTATACTATATAAATCAACCATTTTAAAAAAAAACTCAATGTTCTCCTTCTATGAAAGTCGCAAAAAGAAACAAACCTTGGAACGTAGCAAAATATGTCCCGTATGCTCGGAACTTAGCAACAGCAATCAATGTTGGGAAAGCCGTCTATCAGCCTGGCAAAGCGGCTTTGAGACAGGTTTCCAAAGCATACAAAAAGTACAAGGCTGGCAAAAAGACAGCAGCTCCAGGGAGGAGCAAAGTACTGAGGACAATAAAGGGGGATGGTAGAGGAACCAATAGTTACTATAGATCTTACCATAAAGCGTCAGCTCAAATAAAAACAGCTATTAAACAATATAAACCTAAAGTCAATAAGCAGATACTAGTAGGTAGTAGATTTGAGGCCGAGAATGGGTATCAACTCTCATGGGGCTGGGCTTATTTCGATTACAGCAATATGGATTTGATTAATGCAGACTGCCTAGCGCATTTCGAAAATAACCCGGTAGAAGCACCAGGCGGCCCCTGGGAACCCAATAGATCCTTTAAAAGTTTACCATTGAAGGTCTGGGGCAATACGATGATCACAAATGGATCATCGGGTGTAGTATATTTAACTATATACGATTACAGATGCAAAAAGGACGTACCTGTCCTAGAACGCACTGTAACTATGGACGGTCAACTTAATATGGCGATGACTGCATGGAATAATGGCAGTCAGAATACAGAAGCCAGTGACCGATCTTTGGAACAAATGAAAGTACTTGGAGCGAAACCGACAGAGAGTGAACTGTTTCGTAAGTACTATACAATAGAGAAAACCACTAAACTTGTTTTAGGTGCTGGTGATACCCATAAACATAATTTTTATGTTGAATTGAATAAATTGATGCCTGGTCGTCAAGAGGGAGATAATGCAGCTACGCTGATTAACGACCTTCGTCATTTTGGCCGAGGGATGATTGTAACTGCTACCGGATCTCCTGCTGCCGAGGTATTAGGTGCGGGTCCCGGTTCTACACATATTCATAACGGGCCTGTCACTACACTCTCGCCTGAATTATTGTTTATTAGGGAAAGGAATATCTCATATTCTTATTTACTCTCTACTGCTCAGATCAAATATAGAACTGTTAGTGTTATTCATAACCCTTTTCTCGGGGACACTTTTGCTGTTAGGGATGAGGATGGTCAAGTTGACACTGATATCCCTCTTTAATAAAGTTTATTATTTATCATAACAAAAATACAATTTTGAGCTATCCAGTTCGCACTAGCATGGGTTGCTGGGACATCCGTTGGGGTGTTCTCTCTGTTGCAACAGACGATACAGGGTTTGCCCCAGGGAAGACTGACCTTCTTGGTGTACTTATCCGTGAGGTCGAGGTTCGCCTGGGCCCCAAGGAACGCCTTGGGATTGTAGAAGGATCGCCAGTCAATGTCGTCCATGACCAGATATTGGGCGGATCTTCCTTCTTGCAGACTTCTGAGGTTAAATAGGGCATTGAGGTAGATGTGTTCTCCAAAGCTCCGGGCCAGGACTGTTTTTCCGAGTCTAGAGTCGCCAACTAAAACCAAAGTACGAGGACGTCTTATATCATTAGCAGGGATTTTCTAATAACAATTAACAAGTATAGATTAAAAGAAGCGGATCCCCGATATGGGGGTTCAAGAGAAATAAAAGACTTACAAAATCAGTATTAAGCCAGTCAGTAATTACCGGGTCTAGTTCTTTAAAAGGTTGAATGCCGACAGGTGCATAAGGGATTGGTGCCGGTCTATATTTCCAGTCAGCAAAATAGGAAAGTCGTTCCAGGTTAAGGGCAAGGTCCCTAGGGTGATGTCTTCCAACCAGCTCCAAGTATTCATCCTTGTGGGCTGCTAAAGACATTATATCACCGTAGGTTAGTTTTTCAGATTCTAATTCATTGATAGGGGATTCATCTTCCTTGAGGCAGTA